AAAGACAAAAAATAAAGAATTATATTCTGCAATAAAGCAGATGAATAACAAGTTAGAAGAATCAATGCTATCAAATGCAAAATTGATTTATTCTAACAGAATATTAGGCGATGCCTCCTTGAATGAGCGACAAAAAGATAAAATTGTTGAAGCCATCGCTAACGCAAAAACAAAAGATGAAGCAAGGTCTCTTTGCGAGACTCTTAAAGCTACAGTGGGTTCTACCAAAAATGATGGACCAAAATCACTTAGCGAGTCTGTCAACAGAAAGTCTAATTTATCTAATATTTTGCAAAGATCAAAAAGAAATATCAACGAGAATCAAGATCATTCCTTCTCTGATAGAATGAAAAAACTCGCTGGTCTTTCTTAGACATTATAAGGAGGTTATAAAATGTCAATTCTTAATACACTTACAGAAGGCATAGTAAACCGTGATATGGCTAAAGAAGGCGAAGCTCTTCTTAATAAATGGTCACAAACAGGTTTGCTTGAAGGTCTTCAAACCGAGAGAGAAAAGTCAGGTATGGCACGTCTCTTGGAAAACCAAGCAAAAGAACTTCTTCGTGAAGCTTCTACTATGGCTGGTGGCGATGTTGAAGGTTTCGCCGCTGTCGCTTTCCCTATTGTCCGTCGAGTATTCGCCGGTCTTATCGCTAACGATCTTGTTAGTGTTCAACCGATGAGTTTGCCATCTGGCCTCATCTTCTTCCTTGATTTTACCTATAACGGACAACGTTTGGGTCAAAATGCTGACGAATCACTCTATGGTACTGACAAAGTGGCCAAAGGTATTCAGTCAGGTGTCACAATTGATGGTATCGCGGCTGATCGTGATAAAGGTGGCTATAACTTAAATAATGGCTATTCTTCACCAACAGGATCAAATCCTGGTAATACTGTTGTTCCTGACCCAACTGATGGCTCTTCTGCTGTTTTTGGTGCTGCTGATTCAACAGACAAGTTGGCTCGTTTCGATCCTGATTTTGTTTCTGGTTCAACTGAGTTCTGTACTCTTACTGTTGCTGCTAGCAAGTTTGACCAACTCGACCTTAAAGACTTGGTTGGAATTAATGTTAGTTCTTCAATCGGAAACGGAGTAATCTCAGGTAGTACCGCTGGTGTTTCCGAACATGGTCGCCTCATTCGTCGTTTGACTTCTTATGACGAAGCAAGTGGAAACCTTACATTTGTTGTTGTAGGTAATGGTACTGATGGTGCTGCTACTGGTACAGCCGCACAGCTTTTGACCGCTATGAACGCTGGTATGGACTTGGCTGCTTGTAATTGGTCTTGGCCACAAGTTGACGACGTCGTTGCTGGTGGTGCAGTTGGTGCTGTTAAAGGTCAGGCAGTCTGGGGTCTTGAAAATGATGCTGGAATCCCTGAGATTGACATCAAAGTCGATTCTATTGCTATTACAGCAAAAACCAAAAAGTTGAAAGCCAAGTGGACTCCAGAATTGGGTCAAGACTTGAATGCTTACCACAACTTGGATGCCGAAGTTGAATTGACTTCTATCCTTTCAGAGCAAATTGCTTTGGAAATTGATCGTGAGATCCTTGAAGACCTTGTTAAAGGTGCAAATGCTGGTACTTATTACTGGTCTCGCGCACCAGGGCTTTTTGTCGATCGCACAACTGGTCTTGAATTGGGTGCTAGCTCTGCTGCTCCTGACTTCACAGGTACTGTTAGCGAATGGTACGAGACTTTGATTGAAACTATCAATGATGTTTCTGCTCAAATTCATCGTAAGACACTTCGTGGCGGCGCAAACTTCATCGTTTGTGGTCCAGAAGTTGCTAACATTCTTGAGTTCACCGCTGGTTTCCGTGCCAATGTTACTGCCGATGCAGACAAAGGCGACATCGGAGCCGTTAAGGTTGGTTCTTTGAGCCGCAAATTTGATGTTATGGTTGATCCTTATTTCCCTCGTAACGTTATTCTTGTTGGTCGTAAGGGTAGCTCATTCCTCGAAAGTGGATATGTGTATGCTCCTTATGTTCCTCTCCAAGTCACACCGACTATCTTCGGTACAGAGGACTTCGTTCCTCGTAAGGGTGTCATGACCCGTTATGCCAAGAAGATGGTTCGTCCTGACATGTACGGTCTTGTTATCGTTCGTGGATTGCTTGGTGAGTCTGGCGCAACTAGCTAATCTTTGAGAAGCTAAACAATAAAGGGCCCCCTTGTCTTCGGACTTGGGGGTTTCTTATTTAGAGAAACTACTTACAAATGAATGAGAATATCGTTCATCCAAAGTTATCGGGTAGTCTTAGAACTGCCCCCTAATATTGCTGAAACAAACCAATATAGGGACATGATTATAAAAGGAGGGTTTTTAACTATGGGAACAAAAAGAGTAGGAATGGCTCGCGTAAAGAGCCTAATTAATGAAAATGTTAATCAATTGAAGATTTACAAACAAGAACAAATTTCATTAATTCACAGTGATACATCCAATCACACAATCTCAGCAGCATCATCCGGTGCGGTTTTGTTTTGGACACATGGAGGTGCTCACGACATTACTTTACCAGATGCAACAGCCGGAATGCATTTTAAGTTTGTTTTGACTGTTGGTTCAGCACATGCACAGAATATCGTTTCACAAGCAAGCGATAAGATTTATGGCAAGGCAACTGTAACAAAATCGGCAGCCTCTGATAAAAATGCTACACAAACTGTAGCTAAGGGTTCTGCTGTTGACAAAATTAAACTACACACATCTACCGCATCACTTGGTGGTAATGCTGGAGATGTTATTGAGATTTATTGCTATGAAGATGGCTTCTGGACTGCGGAATGCCGTTTGTCCAGTACATCAAATCCGTCTGGAACCGCTGTTTTGGCTAACTAATAAATTTAATTTAATTTAAACACACTTACCCCCTTTCTTCGGATTGGGGGTTTTTTCTTTTAAAACTATTTATTCTGTACAAAAGGAGCCTAAAATGGGTAATAGAAGAAGAAAAAGACTTAATCCAAAATATTCTGCTTTACCGTGGAATATTCACAATAAGAGAAAATCTGAAGAGCAAAAAAGACTCGCCGAAGAAAGAAAAATTGCTTTAAAAGAAGCAGAACAGGCCGCCATAGAAAAATTAAAAGCAGAAGAAGAGGCTAAAAGGCTTGCTGAAGAAAGAAGTGTTGCTTTTAAAAAAGCCCAACAAGCTGCCGCTGAGAAGTTAAAAGCAGAAGAGGAAGCAAAAAAAGTTGAATTAGCGACAAAGAAAAAACCGACAACAACCCGTCGATCAACAACAAAAACTACAACTTCCAAACCAAAGGCAACTCGTAGACGTAGAACAAAAGCCTCTAAGAAGACCGAATAGTAGCTTTACCTTTAAAGAAACTATTTAATCTTGATTGGGGGATTTATGTATGTCAATACCAACTTTAACACCGACTTCAACTAAGAGTGCAATTATATTACCAGAGACTGGTAGTACTTCAAATGTTGTTGCTGGGCTTCCACTTGGAGTGTATTCTGACTCAGTTCAGTTTGTAACCGGAGCAGCCAAGCAAGTTAAGTACACTTACAAGAAGCTTGGTGGAGATGTTCTGGACATAGAACTGACTGAAGAAAATGTGTATGCCAACTACGAAGAAGCTGTTTTGGAATATTCTTATCTGGTAAATATACATCAGTCTAAAAACACTCTAGGGTCGATGCTAGGGGCCCAAACAGCGAGTTTTGACCACCAAGGCGAGGCTACTGCTGGTCCCGAAAATGTGGCCCTAAAATACCCCAAATTCTCCTTTGAAACAGCATTTCGTATTGCTGATGCCTATTCAACAGAAGCGGTTGTTGGTGGAAGACAAACAATATATTCTGGCTCTTTAGATAGAGTTTCGAATCAACAAGATTATGATTTGCAAAATATTATTTCCTCCTCCGCAGTTAGTGACTCCGATGCACCATATTATGAAAAAGTCGGCGGCAGAAGAATTAAAATACATCAGGTTTATTATGTTTCTCCGCGCCAAATGTGGAGATTTTATGGGTATTATGGTGGGTTAAATGTTGTTGGCGAT